AGCACTTGGGGCCAGTGCCTCTGGCCGGTCACGGATCAGCGCCTCGGCAACCTTCTGCTGGGCGTAAGTTCCGGCAGCAGTTGGCGACATCCGAGCCATCGCCTGACGGCCACCAGCACCCAGTACAGCCATCGCTGGCTGCGTTGCAGTGCCCAGCACGCCGCCGAGCATTGCGCTCTTGGCCGCATCAGACAGCACATCACCGACAGACTCGCCGGTAGATGCACCAACACCCGAGACCGCGCCAGTGGAAAGGCCGGATACGCCGGCTTGAGCTGTGCGCTGGCCGAGACCAAGGGCTTGGCCGGCTGGTGCGCCCGTGAAGTATTGGCCCACGCGCTGGGCAGTCCTTGCGATTGCTGGGCTCACCGCCTCAATGGCCGGCAGCACTTGGCGACCAACAGTCACAGCGCCACGGCCAAGCAGGTTGCCGGCGATCAATGGGGCACTGGCACCAAGCTGGCCGACTGTTGATGCAATCGGCGCTTCTTTTTCGTAGGACTCGCCGGCACCACGGAAGATGTCGCGGCCCATTGTGTAGGCTTGCGACAAGGGGATGTCCCTGCGCATCGCCAGCATGGGGGCGCTGACAGCACCAGCCAATTCATCAATGAAGCCGAGGGTCGGGCCAGACAGTGCGCTAATGATCGCACGGTCCTTCTTGCTCATTTGTTTGCCGACCTTGTACGCTTCGGACTCGCTCAGGAAGCTCAGGATTTCGCTGGGCTTGTACTGGCTCTCAACAGCCGTGGCGATCTTTGGACCGACATCAGGCATCTGGGCCAAGAATTGGAGAATCTCCTCGTCCTTGTACCCAGCACTCTTGGCTTGACTGATCTTCTCTTTCATTCCGTCCATTTAATTCCCCTTGTTGGCGTTAGCCGCCAAAAATGTTGCCAAGCGATGGGCGGGCTGGTGCAGCAGCGCCACCAGCGGGGGCAGCGACTGGCGCCCTCATGATTGTTGGAACTGCTGCTGGCTTGCCCAGCACGGTGCCCAAGTTCTTGAAGCCGTAGGCATCCCCCATTTGCATGTACTCTGCACGCTTCTGGTTGTAAGCCTGACCAGCCGCAGCGTAAAGCTCATTCGACAATCGCTCAAAATCATCACGCTGCTGTGGCGTCAGCTTCTGGCCGGTCATCAGGTTGTTGAAGTAATTCTGCAAGCGGTCCATGCGGCCACCAGCGGCCATAGCAATGCCGAGTTCAGACTCACGCACAACAGAGCCAGGGTCCAACAACTTCATCACCTTGGTGGCGCCGGCCACATCACCGATTGGCGTGCCTTGTTTCAATGAAGAAACCACTTGTGTGTACGCCGTCTGCATGTCGCTGAAGTCTTTGTAGATCGGCTCGGAACGGAAATCTTTTCCAAGGCCACGCTCATTCTCAAAGCCCTTTTGACCAATATCGATTGGCACGGTGACAGATGATGCGCCGGCTTTTTTCCGAGCAGTGTCGAACTGTTGGAATGTGCCAGGGAACCCCTGCTTGACAGCAAACTCGTATTCCTTGATTGCTGATGGTGCTGCTTCGTAAGGAGTCACACCCTCCATCACTCGTTCTTCACCAAACTCATTTTGTTGAGCTACCACCGGCTGGCCACCACGCATAAATGTCTGCGGAGCGCCGAACTTCTGACGGCCAGACAGATAGTCCATCATTGCCTTGCCCTGCTGGTCAGCAGGAAGGCCAGCCATGAGCGCACGCTGCGTTTGGCTCAGACCAGCAAACGGACTGCCGGCAGCCGGCATACCCGTTGGGGCTGCCGCTGGCATACCCGCTGGGGCTGCCGCTGGCATACCGACTGGCATCTGAGGAATCATTGCAGCACGCTGCAATGTCGGACCAACTGGGCCAGCAACAGCCACTGGTGCGTTAATGGCCTGCGTTGCTGCGTCCATGCCCTCACCACCTACAGCGCCATCGCCGAGCAGCAGCTTGCTCATCTGCTCACGCTGCGCCTGAGCCCGCTTGGCCTCGTCCAGCTTGCTACGCAGCAGCATCTGGTTGACAGCGCCGGTCGTGCCCTTTTCTTGCGCCTGCTGGCCAGCCATGACGCCTTGGCCAAGTGCTTGGCCCAAGCTGGTGCGCTGGGTAGACCGGCCACCGGCTTGCAGCAACTGAGCCGCCATCGCCAGCATGCTCTGGCGCTTAATAGCTTCCTGCTGCTGCGCAGTCAGGAGGTCATTCATGCCACTGGCTTCAGCGCCAAACAGGTCGAAGCCCGTGCCACCAGCGCCGCCGGTGAAGTAATCCATAAATCCAGCCATGATGTCCCCTTAACTGAAAAGACCGAGCAGGCCACCAGCGATGGCACCAGGTGCGCCGAACATGGAGCCACCAGCCATTGCGCCACCAAGGGCACCAGCCGCTGGATTGCTGTAGGTCGGCGTTGAACTTGTGCCGCCCAAGTTGGCAGGGTTCAGGCCGATTGCACCCTGCATCAAGCTCAGACGCTGCAAATTCAAATTGCGTTGTGCGTCAAGCTGCTGCTGTGCGAACTGCTGACGGGCACCACCCAGACCCATAAGGGCTTGGCCACCAGCGTACTGGCCGGCAGTCTGCTGCTGACCCAAGCCACCCAACTGGCTGGCCGCACCCATGCGGAACTGAGCGCCCTGCATACCTGCTGACTGGTTGGCCAGTGCGGCCTGTTGAGCAGCCTGCAAGGCTTGCGTGTAGCCCTGACTGCGCAAGTTCGCAATCATGTTGCCGGCTTGTGTGCCGTACTGCTGGTTGGTCAGAGCCTCGGCCACGCCTTGACGCGAACCGCCAAACGCCTTGGCCTGCATCGCCTGCTGGCCGGTCTGCTGCACGGCAGCCTGCCGAGCCTTTTCCAGATCGGTCAGGCCGGTGTTGATGACCTCCTGCGTGTACGGATTTAGGTACGACTGGATTGCCGCCTGATCCGCACCGACCTGCTGCGGCACATAGCCGGCACCGGCACGGGTCAATTCCGCCGCGGTGTCCAGATTCTGCATGCCCACGCCACCCTGCGCGGCTTGCTCGATCTGAGCCTCGCCGGCTGTGTACTGCGGGTTGTAGCCAGCAAACTGCTGTGTGCCAAGCTGGTTGGCAACCTGCTGGGCGTAGCCCAGATTTCCAAGATAAGCCCGCTTGACATCCGGATCAATGGATGTCGTGGATGTACTTGTTCCGCCACCTTTGCTCATATCAATACCCCTTAAATTAGTATTCGCCGCCGCCGAAGCTGTCGCTTCCGGCGCTGTCGCCACCGTAACCGCCGTAGCCACCGCCATCGCCGCCCGTGTTTTCGCTTGATACGGATGAAGACTCACCTGGATTGCCAACACCAGTATCGGAGCTGGTTGGACCGCCGTATGATTCGCCAGGATTGCCGATGCCGGTCATGCCGCTGCCGTAACCGTAATCAGGCTGGCCGGCATAAGTGCCCATGTTGTCAACCGTGATGCCGTAGGATGGTGAAGACAGGTTACCCATCAGAGCACCGACCAAGCCATTGCTCAGTGAGTTATACGAGCCGTATGTATCCAAGCCTCCGGCAGTGGTCGCTTGACCGCCGCCGCCGCCAGATCCGCCGCCACTGTCAGTTCCAGCGTACCGGCTGGTGTAGCTCGGGACATTCAGCAGGCCGGTGCTGGCCATGCTTGGGTACGCCAGACCTGTATCGCCCTGAATGCCCAGTGGCACCTCACGGGACAGCAGTGGCTGGCCGGTGAACGATGGCCGCATCGGACGGGCCAAAATGGCTTGCTGGGCCATCGCTGTGGGGTCCATGTACGGGCTCATGGCTGGGCTCATGGCAGGGGCTGCTGCTGGCGCATTACCTTGCATTGCCAAGTACTGGCGAATATCGTCTTCTGTAATTTGCCGTCCACCGAGACTCATAACAACTCCTTTGAAAGAATAAACCACTCTGGCTTATATCCCTCGTCCTTCAAAAATGTTCGCTCCCAGCCCTTGCGGCCAGCCAGCGAGACCCTTGTGCATCCCACTGACTTACCCCAGCCTTCAATGTGCGAACGCATGATCTTGAGTTCGTCGAGGTCTCCACCGGCAAGGAAGAAGTGCAAGTCCTTGAGTCGTGGGTAGACAACTATCTCCGTCACCACCGCCGAATTGTGATTCGGCCAGAGCTGGTAACGCTGGCTCAACACACCCGCCGCAATATCGTCAAATGTGTGTGTGCCCTGTGAGTATTCTAAAGCCGCCTCGATGAATTTGCGACAGCGATTGAGTTCTGAAAATGTGTCGCTCATAGTGCAGTCGCCGTCAAGACGCCAAGGTTACTGACCACAATCTGGTATCGCGTGCCGTTGGGGCTGGCCAAGATCAGTCGGGTCCGGACCTCGACATCCTGATTGCGCTTGAAATTCTGCAAGTCATCGCGCTCGATGATGCTTCGCGTCATGTCCTGATCCAGTGGATCGTAGCGGACGGCAGACTTTGGCAACTTCATCGCTTGCCACCCTGCACAGCCTCAAGCCGTGGAATTCCCAGCCGCCAAGAATCATTGCCGTTGGATTCCACCCGCATCTTGACCTGCCGCGCCGTGAACCGGACATCGGTCGGGTTGGCCATGTTGTACGGGCCGAACGAGGTCTCGGCGCCGTTCGGGTAGAACTTGGTCTTGAATGTCATGGTGACCTCGCCTTGCGTCAACTCATCGGGCACCAGTTGCCGCGCCGCCATCAGGTTGTCGCCGATGCCGATCTGCACTGGGCCTGATTCTGCGTACTGGGTGGCGCTGTCGTAGTCGAACCCGACTTCGTGCTCATACACATAGCCGTCAACACTCACCAGCAGCGGGTTGACAAAGACGCCGCTGTCAGTGCCGCAGGTACGGGCCAGACTGCCGATGGACCAGTGGCCCTCTTGGTAGTTAAACGATACATAGGAGTCAATTTCGTTTGATGTGGCTGAAGGGTAGTACCACCAGATCTCACGAAACGCACTGTTGTGGACAGCGTAAATCTTGCTGGCTTGGCTGGTGTTCAGGTTGCGATACACATAGTCGCTGACATCAGACGGCAGGGGCTTGACATAACCGTCAAACATCCAGAAGCCTGACCGGCTCATCCAGACCGCCATCGTGTCCACTGCGGCCACAGCCTGCTGCGAGATCAGGCCGCAGCCGCTGCCGATCTTCTCGAAGTTGTACACATACGGCTGGCCGATGTACTGGCTCTGGTGGACATCGGTGTCCGTAAACAGCAGGTTTACACCCCGAACGCGCTTGCCAGCCATCAGCCTGCCAGTGGTGGCAATCTCGTAGTCGCCGGCTTGATTGGATGTGGATGGCGTCCAGACGGTATTGTTTTCTTGGTCGCACCAAGCGACCTTGCGGGGGTTGCCGCCAGCGCCGAGCGCGAAGACGAAACGCTCCGCAGTCACCATCATCGACTGGCAACTGGTGGGCGAGTTGGCGATCTGGGCTGCAATGGTCGGGGTGGCAAAGTCGATCTGCCACTCGTAAATCTTGCCGTCTGCGTTGCTGCACCCGACAAGGTACTCGCCCCAAGTGTCCAGCGCCCATGTTGTGGCCGGAATCACATTGCCGAGGTCAGGACGGGCCACACCGTAGGCATACGCACTGTAAGCGCCGTACCCGTAGCCAATCGTCACCACGGCGTCAGCGTAGCCGGATGTGAAGCCGGTGGGGGTAATGTTCTTGATTGTGCCGGCGGTGTTGGACACATACAGGCCGGAGTGCGTGCCGATGCCGATGAATCGCTCGGCAGCATTGGTGCGCCAAGTAATCATGCCCCGAGCCTTGCCGGTGACAGTGCTGTTTGAGCGCTTGCGCCAGCCGCCGACCGGCAGCATTGAGCCCTCTTTCCAGCGCACCAGATTGGCGTCAAACCAGCGGCCAGCAGACTGTAGTTCTGTGCCGTTGCGGTAGACGCCTGGTGGAATTTGAAGCGGAATGTATGCCATTGTGACCCCTGAATAATCGCTATTTTCTCACGCCACAGGGGTTTAAGAGCATCTCAAACGGCCATGTACAGCCCGATGTTGGCAAAAGCATAGCCTGCGTAAACCACCGCCATCGGGATATTACCCTTGAACAACTGCTCTACGGAGATGCCGGCGTAGACAACAGTCACGGCGA